CAATACGACCCGTGAAGACCTTCTTGGAAAGCTAGGCGCTACGGAAGAAACGCTTGCAGGTCAGATTGAAACGCTAGGTGAAACGGCAGCTACGGAACGTCAAGCAATTATTGATGAAGTACGTGCTAACGAAGCGGCAGGCATGGAGCGCACTGATGCGCTGCAAGCAGCCATTGATGCCATTGCGGAAGCTAACAACACCACTCGCGAAGACTTGCTGACTGAAATGGGTACTTCTCAAGAAGCAATCCTTACGGAAGTTAACACGCAGCTTGAAGGCATTACGGGTTCTATTGAAGGCTTGCAAGGTGGCGTTACGCGCAATGAAGAGTTGATTGGTGCTGTTAACGACCGCCTTGATGAATACGTAGCAGAAGGTCAAACGCGAGCGGATGCGCTAGAGCAGGCCGTTGCGGACGTTGCGGCCCAAACCGATCAGTCATTTATGGACGTGCTTGGCTACCTTGGCGACCTGCAAGAAAGTGTTAACGTAGACGTTGAGAACGTACGCGTTGCTGGCGAAGAAGGCCGTCAAGCCATCCTAGACCAAGTGGTAGCTAACGAAGCTGCTGGCATGGAGCGTGACGCAGCGTTAGACGAAGCAATTGCAGGTGTGGCGGACAGCTTAGGCGTAGCCGTTGAAGACCTGCTTAGCCAGATGGGCACCAATCGTACGGAGCTTGAAGGCGCTGTTGGTACGTTAGAAGAGCGTGTTACAAACGTAGAGTCTAACGTATTGGAGCAGGTTGCTGCTAACGAAGCGGCTGGTATGGAGCGTGACGCAGCTTTAGAAACAGCAGTTAATAAAGTTGCTGAAGACCTTGGCGTAGCCGTTGAAGATATTCTTAGCGATTTAGGCACGACGCGTGAAGGCCTTGAAGGCGCTATTGGTACGCTAGAGCAGCAAGTAGTGGACGTACAGACTAACGTACTGGACCAAGTAGCAGCCAATGAGCAGGCCGGTATGGACCGTGACGCTGCGCTAGAGACTGCTGTTAACAAGGTATCGGAAGAACTTGGCGTAACCCGTGAAGAGCTGCTAGGAGAGCTTGGCGCTACGGAAGAAACGCTTAGCGGACGCATTGGCGAGTTGCAGTCTAGCGTTGAGCAGCAAGTAGCAGACGCCCAGGCCAGCGTGTTGGAGCAAGTAGCAGCCAACGAGCAAGCCGGCATGGCCCGCGATGAAGCCATTAACCAAGCCGTTGAGCAAGTAGCTGGCAACTTGGGCACGACGCGTCAAGAGCTGCTGGATCAGCTTGGCACGTCAGAGGCTAGCATCTTGGAGCAAGTAGCGGCTGGCGCTGCGGCTGGGCAAGCACGTGACCAAGCCATTGGCGAAGCGCTGGGCCAAATGGGCACGGAGCTGGGCACTGGGCTTATGTCGCTGCAAGCGCAAGCGAGAGCGTACAAGCCTAAATGGACCGAGCTGTTTCAATACACGACGCTAACGCCTTACCAAAAGAAAGCAATGGCGCCTTTTGTTGATTATATTGCCAAAGGCCGAGGAATGTTATCATGACGTATTTGGAAGCTGTGAATCAAGTGCTGCAGCGGTTACGTGAAGACACCGTAACGGACGTAACGGGTCTTGATGATCCCGTAGCGGACATGGTTGTAGCGTTAGTGAACGACGCTAAGCAGCTTGTCGAAGATGCACACACGTGGAATGCGCTGCGCTACGAGTGGAGCGTAACGACTGCTGCAGACGACAATCTGTATAGCTTGACAAATGCCGGAAATTATGGTAAGATAGAGGCTATCATTAAGGATGACGGAGTGGAGCTTAAGCAAGAACAGCTTCAGAATATCCGCAAGCGACAAGCCGCATCGCCAGCAAACAATAAGCCGAAGTACTATGCTGTCAACGGCGTTGATGCCAGTGGCGACATCCAACTACAGCTATTCCCGAAACCTGATGACGTATACAACTATACCGTGTACGGCTTCAAGCGTCAAGCAGAACTAAGCGCTAAGGATGATGTGTTGCTTGTACCCGGTAAGCCCGTTGTGTACGCAGCGCTAGCTATGGCAGCACGCGAGCGTGGCGAAGTGGGCGGTCAAACGGCAGCAGAGCTGTTCGCGCTAGCCGGTACGTACCTTAGCGACGCTATTGCATGGGACTCTGCTCTTAACGACTACGATAATGTTTGGATGACTGTGTAATGGCGCAGCAACAACAGAACATTACGGTTAGCGCTCCGGGGTTTCAAGGGCTGAATACGGAAGACTCTCCGCTTCAGCAAGACCCCGGCTTTGCGGTTGTGGCCGACAATGCTGTTGTGGATAAGTTTGGTCGTATTGGTTCGCGCAAGCCCTGGACGGAGTTTACCACTGCGGTTAACGTAACGTATAGCGCAGCGGCTGGCGTAGCGGACACGCAGATTAAGACGCACCGCTTAGGCAACGGCGACATCAATGGTGTTACGTACGTGCTGGCTACGGTTGGTGTGTATCAGTATAACGCTTCTGGCTCTTTGCTGCAAGACGACTACTTTATCTGCAAGCTTACCACCAGCTCTGGTCCTGTATACGAGCTGGACGAAATTAGCTACCCGACGCTGATTAACGACAGCGCTTTGGCTGATGCTAAGATTGTTAGCTTTAATGACAAAATGTACGTGTTCAGCGCCGGCAACGAATGCCTTGAGTATGACGGCAGCACGCTTGTTAAGCTGTTTACTGGTACTAACGACGTAGACTACATTAAGCCACAGGACGACAGCGGCACCATTGCGGCAGCCATTAACGGTGACGTAGCTGCAGCCGCTTACGGGCGTTTGTGGGTTAGTGGTGTAAACGGCGATTACCAAACGATTTACTACAGCGACCTACTCATTGCCACGCAGTGGTACGATGGGCGCGCTGTGCCTGCCGATGCGCAGAACACTGGCGGTATCCTTAACGTCAATGAATACTGGCCCCGTGGTACTGACCGTATTGTAGGCATTGTGGCACATAACAACGCCCTGTTCATCATGGGGCGTCAGTCTATATTGGTGTACAATAACGCTGCTAGCGGCGATCCTGCGGGCACTGACGGCATTGTGCTAGCCGACACCATTAGCGGTATTGGCTGTGTGAACCGCGACGCCATCGCTAACATTGGCTCTGACGTACTGTTTGTAGACGACTCTGGTGTGCGCTCTATTGGCCGTACCATTCAAGAGAAGTCTGCACCGCTAAACGACCTAACTTCTAACGTACGCCGTGACATCACGGACATCATTGCGCTTACGGCTGACAAGACCACCATTTCGCTGTCGTACTGGCCTGATGAAAACCTAACGGTTGTTAACTTCAGTAACGACTTGCAAGCCTTTGCGATTGAAATGCGAGCGCCTAGCGTAACGGGTGGCAACAAGGTAACGCGCTGGACTAACACGGTCTGGGAGCGCGCCATGTACTACGAGATTGACGGCGAAGCCCGCGTGTTGCTAGCAAGCAGCGCAAGCGACTACGGCTGTTTGCTATACGAAGACGGCTTGAATTACAACAACCAGCCGTTTGAGTTTAAGTATGAGTCTAATTCGTTTACGTTTGGTCAGCCCGCTAACTTTAAGTTTATTAAGCAGATTGACTTTACCGTTGTGTCTACGCTAACGGACGCTCAGGCGTACGCAGGGTGGGGCTATAGCGGGCGCCTTGACTATACTAAAGCGCTAACGATTACGGCTCAAGCCCCAGCGCTATACAACGTAGCGTACTTTAACCAAGACGACGAATACGGCCCCGGCCTTACGACTATTCGCCGCTATCGTGTAAACGCTAAAGGGAGCGGTGAGTCTGTGATTATTGGATTCCGTACTGAAGTAAATGGCAATACGTGTAGCCTTCAAGAGATTAACGTACAGACCCTTATTGGGAGGATTATCTAAATGAGCCTTTTTGATTTGCTGGCAGGTGCCGGTAGCGCTGCTGCTGGCTACCAAATGGCTGAAGATATTCGGCAGACTGGCCGTACTGGCGCTGAGCAGATGCAGCAGCTTGGTCAACAGCTACAAGACCAATCAGCTTTCCGTGGCTATGGCGTACAAACGGGCCTAGGACGCTCTACGATTAGCCCTATGGGCAGCACGGACGTAGGCGTAGGTCCCCAAGCGGGTTTGATGCAAGGCGGTCAGCAGCTCTATGGGGGCGCTCAGGCGGCTCTAGGACAAGTAATGCAGCCTCCTGCGGCACGCGAGCAAGCTATCTTTGAGCGTGCTATGGCTATGCAAGAGCCGGGACTGCAGCGCGCACAAGCCGCACAGCAAGCCCGTGAGTTTGCTATGGGCCGTGGTGGACTGCGGGGTGCACAGTTTGGCGGCACCGCTGAAGATGCCGCTATGGCCCGTGCACGCGCTGAAGCGTCTAACGCAGCAGCCTTCCAGGCTATGCAGCAGGCGCAGCAAGAAGCACAGACGCAGACGCAAGCAGCTAACGTTGCTGGTCAGCTTGGCCTGCAAGGCTACACGACGGCCTTTACGCCCATTCAGCAGCAGCTTAACGCGCTTCAGGTGGCGCAGCAGGCAGCCAACATGGCACAAACCGGCCAGCTTACCGGCACCGGTTACGGCGCACAGCTTGGCCTTGGCGGTATTCAGGCACGCATCAATGCCGAGAAGGCAGCAAGCGAACTGTTCGGCAACCTGTTTGGTTCGGGCATGGCGGCTATTGGCAGCATTGGCACGGGCGCTCCGGCAGGGTCTAGCTTGCTTGAACAGTTAGGCCTTCCCGATTTGTTCTCTAGCGCTGTTGAAGAA